CCGAGGGCACGGCGGTTGTAAAGGTCTGCGCGCTTCTCTTGGAAGTCACGAGCGTTGCGGTCGAGCTTTGCGATTTCAGTCTTGAAGTCGTTGGCGCTCAGACCTTGGCCGCCGGCTGCTGCGCTGTACTGCGGAGCACCAGATCGGCTGTTAGAGCGGATGAACCCGCCAGCACTTGCGAATTGCGACACCAGTTGGGCAGCGGCCTTAACCTGCGTAGTCTTGCCACTGTCCAGCATCACAGCAACAGCTTCTCGCAGTTCTTGGGGCGCACCCTTGTTGAAGGCGGCGACTGCGGTTTGCCAGTTCTGCTCGCCACCAACTGCGGAGTACACAGTCTCCTTGAGCTGTGCTGCGGATTCATTCACCCGCGACACTGCGGACTTCGCCACCTTGATAAGGCGGTCAGCGTCCTTGCCTGCGACTTCACGGATATACGCCTCGTCAATGAAACGGGCGTCACCGGATTCGATGGCCTTGCCAACTGCGCGGTCGATGGACAGCTTCGGATACGCCATAGCGACGCTTTCCACGATGCCATCGAGCACTTCATCTCCGGTACTCTGGGGACCGGAGGGTACGCCTACTCCGGTGCCTTCGCTACCTGCTTCGGCTTGTCCGGCAGGCTTGAGGGCAGAAGTAAGCGCAGCAATAGCTGCAGCCAAGGCGTCTGGTGAGTTGTTTTGTTGTCCTTGCGGGGCTTGCCCTTGCGGCGCACTCTGACCCTCCTGACCCTCGATTTTGTTGATTTCGTCTGCCAATTACATAGCCTCCTGAATAGATTGCAGCGTGTCGTTAGCGGCGGATGCTTGCGCCAACTCAGACGCACCTTGTGCTTGATTCGCTTCGGCCTCCTGCAGCTTGGCAAGGGTGGCCTTATCGTACTTCAACTTCTCTGACTGCACAGACCGAGAAGCGTAGATCATGTCCAGAACAGCTTCCGGGTTAATCCGCTTATCGACTTGGAACAGCACTTGCGCAATGGCGTTGATCTCTTGCGTCGCGAGCAGAAGGCTCTGCACTTCCTCGGAACGTCCAAGAGCGTTCACACCTGCGGTAATGTCTGGAACCAGCAGGCCAGTGCTAATGCCGGGCATGAGGTTAGGTGCCACTTGCCGCAGCTTGAGTACAGCGAGGGGGATCTGCACACTTTCTGCGAGTGTAGAGAATAGCCCGCCAAGCTGGTTGTTCGCCTCTTGCGCCTGTAGCTGCAGCTCGTACATGGTGACGCGCTCTGCATCTCTGGCCGGGCCGTTATACATGAAGGCGCGACTCAACCGCTGCATAGTGCCGTTCTCAAGTTCGAGAAGCACGCGCAGCTTGTTGCCGTCACCAGACTCAATCGGATTAACCGAGTCCTTGTCGCCTTGGATGTACGCACCAGTTTCAGCTTGGCTCAGGTCGTCGATGTCGGCGCCAGAACCGGTGCTGACCAGATTGACGATTCGGCTGATCTCAACACCGTACAGCACCGCAGCTTCCGACACATCCGATAGGCGGGCAAAGTCCCCTGCGTACTCCGACACAAGGCCGAAGCCGTAGTGAGATCCTGCGATCACGTTGATGGCTACTGCTACCCACGGGCACTCGTTAGCCGGGTAAGTTTCCTCACCGGGCAACTGGTACTCGTCAACCTCGCGGGTAACTACCCAATGGAATCTGCGCTCGGGTAGCGCCACCCGTTGAATCCGCGAGTACAGCGTGACCTCCTGCTCGGGGCGGGAGTACCGCTGCTTGTCAGTACGGCGCAGGACTTCCTGATCCTCATAGTCGAGGGCCTCAACGTAAGTGCGCTCACGATGCACGATCAAGATAGGATCACCATTACCAGCACGGCGCGTAACGAACTGCTGCAGGCCGTACGTATTGATCTTGTTCGCCCGCTCGTCTACATGCAGGAGCACGTTGCCAGTCACCACAAGATGCTTAAGCGCAGTGATGATGCTAGCGTACGACGAGTTTTTGAACAGGCTACGACACGCATCGCGTACAGCAGTGCTCACCACGCCTTCCAGCTCTTCGCTGCTTCTGCCGGCTTTTCGGTTCTCTTGCTTGAGGGCCTCGCCGATGTCGAGGGTGAAGAACGGGTGCTGGATCGGGAACAGCAATTGCGCCAGCTTAGACGACAGCGAGTTCACTAGGAGCGCACCGATACTTTGGTAGTCCCTCTCGATGGTCTTGTGCCGCCCGAAGTTGATCTGCGGGTCTACCATGAGCTGCGCCACTGTCCACTGTGCGTACGTCTCGTTGTTGGAGATAACCGAGGAATCCCGCAGCTTATTGTAGAGAGACTTAGCAGTGACGCGAGCCATTGTTAGATTCTCACGCCGAGCTGCGTCGAGATAGACGTGCCTCGCTTACGCTTCAAGTCACCGCCTAGTGCCAATTGCTGCGCTGTGCCGCCTGCGATGACTTCCGGGGTATTGCTACCATCAGTCAGATCAACCAACGAGTTCTTCTGCAAGTTGTCTGCGGCTTGCTGCGCAGCCTCCGCAGACTTTCGTGCAGCATCTTCCGCTGCGCGCTGTTGCCGCTTGAGAGAATCAGGAGTAGCAAGCCCTGCAGTTTGCAGAACATCGCCTACCATTCGCCGACCGCGATCCGTGGTGAGGCCACCTGTCGCAACGTCTATAGTCGCGCCCACCGCGTTCTTAACGATCTTATTTACTGTCTTGCCCATCACACCTCCAAGTAGCGCAACTCATAGCGTAGCGGTGTGATCGTCTTCGTGTACGCGACGTAACGCACTCCGAGTTCTTTAGCTATACGTTTAGCGCAGTTAATAACATACCGCATGAATCCAGTACCGCCCATCGAGGCTGCTGCAGCGACCGTTATGCAATCTCCTAGATTGAAGTCATTGTCGAAGGCCAGTGCAGCAAGCCCAATAGCGGTTCCATCTCGGTCAATCGCGTACAGCTCGTACCTATCTATGCTCTCAACGCACCGAAGGGTGTGCGCCCATCTTTCCCATACATGGGCGTTAATGCTGATTCTCTTAATACCGGGCTCTGCGTAGTGTACGCACTTCTCACCGGCAGTTCTGTAGTAGGTCACATACACTACGTTCATCCAACTCTCCTACGTAGTTCTGCGATCACTTTCTGAGTTCCCATGTACTCTCTTAGTTCTGCTTCTGTAGCTGAGTGTGGAATCACTCTAGCAGGGAAGAGCTGTTCAACGGCTCTGAACTGCTCCTTAGAGAGTATAGGTTTATCAACACTACCTGCTTGTCTTGTGCTCATATCACCTCCTATGCGGGGCCGGCCCTCGTCGCCTTTGCAGGCTCCCCGCGAGGGCGGTTGATGGGTCCCATATTCCCATACCTGGGCGTTTATCTTTTAGCTTATAAATCAGGTACTTAGCAGAAGAAAAATTCCGAAAGTTTCACAAGCTCCAGAGCCAAATCTCCGAGTTGCGGAGGCTCTGCTGCGATGCCACAGTCCATCAAGAAGTTAGCGAGGATGCCTCTGTCACTATAGAGTTCCACAAACTTCTCTCTGATAACTGCGTGCATCCAATCCACGTGAGCAGGATGGCATCCAATACTATCGTGGATAGTTACCACATCCCTGTTAAGCTCTGCAAATGCGTTCGCGATTAGCGTTACATGGCAAGCGTCTAGCGCATGCACGAAGTTCGGCGAGATCGCATTTGCGCTTCTGTACGTGTCGATGTCGTCGAGGAACGTGCGAATCAGCGTCTTCCCAACACCACACGAGTTGATGTGCACTCTTACCGATGTATCCTTGCGGTAGTCATGCCATACTGGGAACTTGGTGGGAGTACGCCACATGAGCGGGCGTGACTTCGGCCCATGTCTCACAACAGACTTAAGCCACCGCATAAGGGCTGCCGCTGCTGGAACGCTGGCCTCGATGCCAGCGAATAACTTACGTGCCGCGTACATGCTGGTCTTAACAGGATCAAGGTGCGGAGGCCAGCCTATGTCGGCTGCAACGGCGTCCTCGATGTCGTTAGCGGCTTCTGCCATAACTGCACCGTACACGTAGGTCATCACTGGCTTCTTGGCGAGACTCCGGCTTATACCGTACTCCTTCCAGAAGTGCGCGATTTCCGGCTCGACTAGGCCCGTGATTACGTCCTGCTCCATGCTGGCCATCGCCGCCTCTGCTACTCGACGGTAGATGTCCTGCTTCACACCTTCGGTGTTCGGGACAAGGTTCACATACCTGCCGCCTACGGGGTCACGAAGTAGCGCGCTAAAGTGCTGCAGCCCTGAGCACGTGGCGTCCATGTGGATAGGAATACCAGTGCAGTAGCTGCTAGGGTCACCAGTGCGGTACGCCTCACGGAGTTCCCAGCATGCTGTGAATGCGCACCACGGGGAGTCATCGCCAAAGACAGCGTGGTTTTCGGTAGGATTATCTAGCCCCGACTCAAGCTGCGACCAGTGTTCATCCACGTACGCAGCGCGCTGCTCGAACGTGCACTTATCGTACCCTAGCGAGTTCGCAATGTGCACCTTAAGCCAGAACACCCCACGCGGGCCTAGCGGCAGCTTCTGGTGAAAGTGCAGCGTGCTCTTGGCGATGTCCGTGCCCTGCGGATTCGGAACACCACGGTAGTACTTACGGCCTCGGGAGTCCATGAACATCGGGAACCAGAACGGCCCCGGATTTCGGTTAAGGGCCTTTAGCAGCCCGCCGATTTCCCTAGTCTTGCTACGCCATTTCTTGACATCTGTGTAGAACCTTCTGGCGCACGCCTTCCAGCGGGAGAAGGCCGCGAGCTCTTCCTCGGTAGCGTCCGACTTATCCCAAGTCTCTGGGAGTGGGAACGCAGGCTTGCGTGGAGCGTTGCGAGTCGGCACGCCCATAGTACCACCACCCCGATCCCAAAGCACCTCGATTGCTCGAAGCGTGGGTTCATGCACTGCGAAGGCCCTCGACTGCAGATGATTCACTGCAGCGAATTCCTGCTCTGCAGTGTCCGCTCGGAAGTTCTCCCGTACCCACGCACCGATGCTGCGCCTAGCCCTACGCCCCGGTCGTACCAGTTGGCAATTAGCCTTGCGTCGTGGAGACAAGTACCCGCCTCCCACAGGTGTGAACCACGCGTCAGGCTCGCACACCATTTCACCACGCGAGGCATCGACAAGTCGATCAAAGTCCTTGTGCGTATATTCAGACAGGAAAGACTCGACCTCCGGCGCTAGTCGGTAGAACACAGCCACGCCTCGCACGCTAACCCCGCGATGCTCTGCTACAATCCCAGCGTCGATACACGCCTGCAGCCCGTGCTTGCCGAGGTGCATCTGCTCTTGCCTAGATAGCGTAGAGTCGATACACCCCTTCATCACCCGCTCGTACGCAACTCCGTACACACGCCTGATGTGCGATACGCTGCGAGTCCCGTTCTCACGGATCTGGTCATGGATGCGCTTCATATACACTGGATTGACTGCCTCGGCTTCCGCGACAAGCACCTCAGTCTCGTACATGCTACCGATTCGCGACGTAATCTCAGGCAGCAACGCCCCCTGCGAGTCTCCCCACACATCGCGACATGCGCCGATCACTTCGCGCACGGCGATAACCGCAGCCACCTCCGGCTTTAGCTTGCGTAGCCACACTAGACCGGGGCCACCAACAGCGCGGCCCATCGCCTTGCGCCCGTACTCGTTAACTGCCGTCATCTCGCGAATTCGGTCAGCGACTACACTTGCTGCGCGAGCGATAAATGCTGACCCTTTGGGAGTCTCTGCAGGTGCCGTCTCAAGCAATTCTTCTACCGCTTTGAGCCGAGCCGCCACAGCGGCGGCGTCGGCCTCCAGCTCTCGTTGGAGCTGGATTTCTCGATTCTCAGACATTCAGAGCTGCGTGCGCTTGCGCAAGCTCAAGCGGGGTGGCAAGAGCCTCGAACTCTTGCCACACGATGCGCTCCATAGCTTCGTTGCCAGTCTCTCGGCAACACTCGATGCGGCGTACCACCGCCTTGACATCCACCTCTTCTCTCACTTGTTCTCCTCTTGCAACAGGATACGGTTGCCGTAGAATTCGATCTTCTGCGCGTCGTACAGCGGGTCTTCGTTGCCCTTCTTCACCTTGCCAAGTGTGCGCGCTGCGCATCGCCGCCATAGTGCCTTGAAGACGTTGCCCTCATTGAAGTCCATTCCAAGGGCTTCAATGATGTCTTGGCACTCCGCGCGGTAGGGTTTTCCGCTCTTGGGGTATGCGATATCTACTTCGTAGTACGAGGCGTGCGCTCCGTTATCTTTGTGAACTTGGCGCAATTCCCACACGTTGTACTCCAGCACCAGCCCGGTACCTACGCACGCCCGGGCCCCTACCGGATGCGTGCACCCTTTAGCGGTCGATCGGTACTTGCAAGTGCTGCATGCTTTTACAACTTCCCCTGCCATCTTCCGTTCTCCTTCAAAACCATAGGAATGAGCGTAGGCCGCCCGTTCAGAATCAAGGTGCAGCCGATAATAGGCTTGTTCTTGCTGAGTCGCCCGTACGCGAATGCAAGGCTGTCCTTGTCAACTAGGCACCCGCTGTAGCACCCGTAGTACAGGTGCGCAGAGCTGGCGCAATACTCTACCGAGAAGTTCCCGTGGCTGTGCCCGACTACCAGATTGCAGCCGTTATGCGCTGCGTCAGCGAGAATACCGCTGCTCTGGTGCTTGAACATCACGGGGCCGAGCGGAGTCTTGATCTTCCACGAGTCCGCCCAGCTCCAGCCACGCGCATCAAGGCCGGGAAAGACGATGTCCCGGTACTTGCGCACGAGCTGCACAGGAATACCATGTGCCTTCGCCCTGCGGTACGTCATGCTACCGTGATTAGAGTGGCACACCAGCACGTTCGGAAACTCGGCGTGCAGCTTGCGCAGGAACTTCTTACCACGCTCAAGTTCCGCACCAGCCGAGTCGAGATTCGGGTCAGAGTCATGGAAGCTCATAGCGTGGTAGTCCAGCTCGTCACCAAGCGACACCACAAGATCCGGCTGCATCTGCTCTTTCACCGCCCGTAGAAACCGCAGCGTGTCCGGGTGCTGGTACGGAGCGTGCAAGTCCGGGATAACCAGCACCCGCTCTGCTACCGTAGGGATGAACGATATGTCGCCGATGTCGTCATCCGGCTGAGGCTTCACAGTGCTCCGCTTGTTCTTGAGTTCCCGATCAGTCTTGGACAGGTTGCCGGCGTTGTCGATGAACACCTTGCGCCAGTACCGCACGTTCTGCGCGGTTACATGCCCACGGCTCCACGAGTTGTACTGCGCTGCTGCTTCGACGTCAGACTTTTCCGCTAGAATCCCGCAGTGTTCCTCTTTCGTCCACAGCCGCATTAGGGCGCCTCTCATTGAAGCTTATCCCACTTAGGGTAACGCGGAGTACGCCCGGCTTTGTGCTTTTCCCATAAGGTATGTAGCGATTCACGAGCTTCCACACCTGCCGCGACTGCTCTATATTCGGCATCACGCAGCTTTTGCAAAGCCGCTGTAACTTCAACTGGAACTTGTGACATCTTCCACCTCACGTTGTACCGTAATAATAAGGCCGTTTTCTCGCAGGAACACGCAGCTACAGCCTACCTGTACAATCGGCGTGATGTTGCCATTGGCTACGCACCGCTGAAACTTGTCTGCCAGCTTCTTAATGGTAGGCAAGTCCTTCTGAGTTAGCTGACTCATTGCACCTCCTTAACTCGTTGGGCAGCCCGCTTCTGCACAGCGCGAACACGCCGCTTCTGCTTGGCTTCCTCTGCTCGCTCTTCTGGGGTCTTGTGCATGGGGTAGATAAGGCCAGTACCCGGGCTCTCAAGATACGCGATGAGTCTGCGGAGGTACGGGATTATCTTTGCGTAGTCCTCCCCGCAACCGCCCCACCTCGCGACGGCGCTCTTCACCTTGCCCTCCACGGCGTTAGCAGAACGAGTCAACACCCCGCGAATTTCGCCTGTGTTATGGTCGTGGTCGATAACCGCGTCTGTCATGTTCTTCCTGTCGAAAGCCACGCCAGATACCGGGCAAACTCCACCCTGCACCATAATTTGGCGTTGCTTCCACGCAGCCATCTGGCTTCTCGCGAGTTTACGCACGTTGCTCCCCTTTCACGATTCTCCAAATCTGGGATGTAGATACGCCATATTTTCGGCTGAGTGCCGGCAGCCCGCTATCGCGACTTCCCTTTACGTACTCTGCCCGTATCACCTTGCACTGTTGGTCAGTCAGGACTGCCCGGCCGTTATCTTCTCCAAAGTTCCGACAGTCCCCAGCTCGCCCACGCTCGTGCATGTCCTGCATGTTGCTAACGTACGTACCACTTACTAAGTGTTCCGGGTTAATACACCTAGGATTGTCACACGTATGCCGCACTACCTCTGGTAGTTCTCCAGTGCGCTCAAAGTGCACTTTGCGATGCAACGTGGTTGTCTTCCTAACGCCATCCACAAGTAGCCACGCTGTTGCGTACCCGATGCCGAAACCTTTACGCCCGTGGTCGATGCATTGGCTAGTGTGCGCCAACTTCGTACCTCCCCACATCGAGCCAGTTCCGTTCAGCGACGCGGATCACGCGCCACCCGTTGACCATGAGCTGCCCGCTATGACTGCACAGCGCAGTGCACGCCTTGCTTACCCACTTGGCGAGTGCGAGGTGCTCTTCCCACCCGAGATACAGAACGTTCGCTCTCTTGGGGTTCACAGCTTCATACGCCTGAGCAAGCCGCAGTGCTCGTTGATACATGACCTCCCAATCAGGTTGGGCGGTCGTACCAGTGTCTTCCATAACACTCCTTGATAAAAGCGACATTGGCGGCAGTAAGCCGCAGGCTCCGCAGGTACTCGATGAACGAGTCACCGTGATGGCGGAGTAGCCATAGGCAGTACCCCTCTGGAAGCGGGTTCTGGTCAGTCGCAGCGTACAGCTCCAGCACCGTATTGGCCGCCGTGTGCTCGCACGTCACACCTTGCAGAATCCTGTGCGCTTCCATAATTCCGCAGAGTTTTCCGTTAGCCTTGATAAGGCCACGCACGTTGTCGGCGGTATCTCCGGCAAGCATCTGTCCCCAGAAGAACACAGGCCCGCGGCCAGCCAGCTTAGGATTGCCGCTGGGTGTGAACTTCAACTCGACGAAGCCGTCATCTTGCGTAAGAGCAGGGTACACCCGGCCCGTCTCGATGCAGTACCACATCCACCGAGTCATGCGAAGGTCTTTGTCTTCTGAGCAGATGACGGCGTTGTGTTGGAGCTTCTCCGCCTCTGAGATCATTCCGTCGTCAGCCTCAAGCACAGAGTGCAGCTCGACATGCAGGAACTCAGGCAGCCAGTTCTCAGGCTGCGCCATAGCCTCGCGCAGCGGCTCTAGCAAGGCCGGCTTTGACTTGCCACTACGGTTCGCTTGGTACGGCTTCACCCCGTGCATACTGCCCCGACCAGCTTTAAGACTGCCAGACTTGGTTAAGTGGATACTCGCCCGTTCGGACTTAGTTAGGTACATCCGCTCAAGGATCGTGGTTTGAAACCTGCGGATGGCGGTATCCAGTCTCTTGACGGTGGCTGCCACGACGTACGCCGGGCCGTCTCCGTCAATCACCAGAACCCGCCCCGGCGAGTACCCCTCGAATTGGGCCGGTACTGCACCCAAGTCGAGGCCGAAGTTCGGAAGGATCACACAGTCGGAGGAACAGGGATTCCCGGCATACCCGGAAGCTGCGGGCTAGAAGGGAACGTCGTCGGCACACCAGCAGGAATCACAGATGTGCTCGCCTGCAAGGGAGGTGCCGGAATTGCTGCATGGACCGCCGCAGCGGCAGCAGGTTGGGCCAAAGGGCCAGGAGACGGCACCCCCGGGGCCGCAGGAGGGGCCACAGGCGGCGCGGCAGGGGGCGCCGCTGGGGTAGTACCTGCGGCAGGGTCTGACGGCGTGGCGGGCTTGCTACGGGCCTTCCTGGGGCTCGGGATGGGCAGGCCGTTGGCCAGCAGGAGCTGTTGGATCGGGGAGCCTTGGAAGTTCAGGGCTGCCGTGATCGTACCTTGCGTGACGTTCTTGCTCTCGCCGTCGTCGTACTTGCCGTCGACGTAGATGCTGTCCCAGCATTCGATAGTGGGCTTCTCCCACAAGAACAGATGGAACAGCTTCTGATCGACTTGCGGCACCGGGTACGGCTGGCCCGTCATCGCATCCAGCGGGGGAAGAATGCCGGTGAGGTCAGGCCGGCTCACCGGGGTGGCGTCGGTCTTGCTCTTGGGCTGCTGCTTGATCGGAAGGAAGAACGCTTGGCCGAGCAACTGAGGGAAGCTCTTGGCTTGGCCCTTCCAGTTCATCTTCTTGAACGTGAGGAACGCCCGCGCCTTCTCGTTACGCGACATCGCGAACGGGTAGCACCGCATGATGTACGGTGTTCCGTCGTCGTTCGCGTACTTCTCGCCATTGAAACCCTGCCCCATCAGTGCGAACGTGAGCTGCACCTCGTCAGCCGGTTCCTTCGCCTTGCCGTTGAACTCCTGTGGATGCTTGCCGAGTTCAACCACACCAATGAGCACCGCAAAGGCGTTGCCAACGGGCAGCAGCCGGGCACCAGAGCCACCCGACACTGCCTCGTTCATGTCAGGACCGTACTCTGCCGCCTCGTTAGCAAGGGCAAGCAGGTTGCTCACATCAATCATACAATCTCCTTCCATTTGTGTTTCTCAAGCATGTTCGGCCCGTACTCCACTTCTGCAGGGAACGGTAGGCCAAGGTCGTACCCATAAGACTTCATCGTCTCGGGTAGCTGTTCCATGATGTACTTCACTGTTCTCGCTACTTCATCCAGCACGTCCTTATGTACGTCAAGATACACGGCGTCGTGCACTTGGTTGATGACGAAGCACTTACCGCCGAAGAAGTCTTTGGCGATAAGCCAGCGGATGATCTGCCCGGCTACGGTTTGCACGAAGAACGCTGACTCCCCTTGAATAGGGTAGTTCCGAATCTGCGTTGGCTTGAAGTCCATAACAGTGCAGCGCCGGCCATCGGCGAAGATCACTTTTGGGTACTCGCGGAACTCGTAGCACGTGCCAGACTTCGCCTTGTACACACCGGTGAGGTAGTTCAGCCACGCACCGTCGGCATTCTGCTCTTGGTGGTTCTGCGTGTTCTTCCGCACCTCAGGGATGACGTGGAAGTCATACCAAGCCTCGACACCCGGGAACAGAGACTTCTCGGTGTCGATGAACTCCTGAGCGTCTTCCACAGTACAGCCCGTGCTGTACGCGATGCCCATAGCTGTGGCCCCGTACTGGTACGCAAAGGCTCGCGGCTTCACAGCCGTACGAAGCGCCTTGTACTTCGCGTGATCGGGGTGGCTGTCGTTCTTGCACTTGAACAGCACCTCGTCGTACGCCTCCCCCAACATCTTCGCAAGGCGCATGCAGTGCATGTCAGTGCCGTCGAGAAGGGCCTGCATGAGCGCAGGATCTTTTGACAGCGCAGCAAGCGTCACAACCTCAAGCGCGGAGTAGTCCGCCTCGATGATGTACCCATCCGCCCCGAATCTCGAAGTGAAGATCGACTTCACCTCAGAAGTCCAAGAACCGTCGGCCAGTTGCTCCGCACGTGTGATGTTCTGGAAGTTCGGCTTGTTGCTGCTCAACCGAGTAGTGACTGTGCTTGTGCAGTTCAGCGTGTGGTGCACGATGTCATCATCGCCGAGGTATTGCAGCATGCCGGACTGCTTGATGACGTTGCCCTCGGCGTCGAACTTCTCACGCAGGTAGTACGTCCCCAAGTCCTTGTCAATCTTGGCGCGGCGAAGCAGGAGGCTCAAGCAGTTCCGCACCCACTCAGGGTACTCGTTACGCACCGAGAGCACCTCAAGGGCCTCACGTGAGCTGGAGTACACCGGAGTGCCATCCGAGAGCTTACGCGCTCCCTTGAAGTCGCGCAGCCACTCCTGCTTCACATCTTCTGGCAAGACTTCAAGATCGCACGCAGGTGCGAGCTGTAGCACCTTGTCGTACCACTTGAGCTTCGGGGTTGTCGTTGGTGCTTTGAACACCTTGCGCTCGCCCTTGTTCTTGCCGGATGCGTACCGCACAATAGGTCCGTGCTCCTGCACGAGTGCTTCAGCGGCTATGCTATCAAGCGCGCCCGCCTCTTCCACAGGGATGAACGTACCGTCCTTGAACTGCCAAGCATCCACAGTCTCGTACTTCGGAGTGCCGTCATCGTTGTACCACACATCCCGCTCGCGGTACTTGATGGGGCCACCGAACAGCCACGCGGACACGTGAAAGTCAGAATTGATGTTGAACCCGCACTGCTTCGGAATGTGCGCTGTGGCAAGCTCGATGTCCGCGTCGATGGAGGCCAGCGCCTTTTCGTTCTTCTCCTTGAGTTCCCACGCCCGCTTGCGATCCACGTGCAAGCCAGCGTGCATTGCGAAGGAGTTGAACAGCATGCCGTCCATACGCGCAAACGCCATGTTCCACATGCCGCGAGCGATTAGCTCTTGCGCCTGCCCGAAGAACACTTTGCGGGTGTTCTCGATGTCACCACCGGGTCCAGCAAGGTACTCTATCAGAAGATCCTTGTCGATCTGTGAAGTCTTGAGGCCCTGCTCCCACAGCAGCTTCACCTCGTCAATCTTGCGTGTGCCGCCGTACTTAGGCGCAGTCTCGTCAAGGCTGGGGTACTGGCTCTGCTGATTACTCAGCAGGTACTCAGCATAGGCGGTGCAGAACACTCGCCCACCCCGAGCAAAGTACTGAATGAGCTTGTCCCAATGATCGTGCAGCATCCACTCCAGCTCGAACGGTGCGTTGTGCGCCACGATGCAATCGACGTTATCGAGGCTGGGGAGCCAATCACGGCTTTCCTCTTTTGAAGAGTAGTACGCGTGCTGTACTTCACCCTGCCCGTACACCCAGCCCGGCGCTACCACGTAGTTCTGCGGATTACGCGGGCTGGCGATGCTGCCAAGGTACTCGTAGTTCTCGACTTCAAGGTCGAGGATAAGAACGTTCATCGAATCTCCGATTTCTTGAGCGGCCGAAGCACGTAGTAAGAGCTGGTCTTGTCGAGGCAAGACTTCTCACCACGCGCTGCTGCTGCTTCTCGGATACTGGAGCAGTTAGTACGTCCCACTCCGAAGCACTTCTTGCACCCGTAGCCGCCGCGCTTACCTTTTCGGTACGCTAGCACGAGCTTGACAACCGGCCCATCGTCGAGAAGGTCCACAACGACAGGCATCGGGATTAGTTTCGGCATTAGTGTAACTCCAAGTCAACAGTGTAAATAAGCCCGTCTTCCAGGCAGTTGTGCTTCGCGCTGTCTTTGAGCTTCTTGCACATTGCCGGGGACGCTGTGCCAGCACATCCTGTACAACCAGCCCAATCGTTCTGCTGGTCCTCGGGTAGCTCAGGGTGTTCTGCAAAGCGTACGCGCGAAATGTGCGCTGGGAGGCCAGCACGCGGGGGCACGTACGATACAACGTAAAAGTGCTCAGTCTTTTGGGTCACGAATTCTCCTAAATACGGGGTGCCTGTACCCGCCTTGCGTGTCCCGCTCCATGAACGCGAACTCGCACCATTCGCCAATGTACAGCTCTGGTGCTAGCAGCATAGTGCGCCCAAGCTCATGCGGGATGCCGTGAGGCCGGGCTTCTGAACCGTCTTCCATGCGCACGATCACGCTGCCAACGCGGCCAAGACGATCACCAACGCGCACACCAGTCGCCGGATTAGCGACAGTGGCGACGGCCTCGACAAAGCCAACGATCTTACCGTCAGCGGTGTCTTCGGGCTTCATCTTGAGCCAGTCTTGGCTGCGCTTACCTATCTGGTACTTGTGGTGCAGAGTCTTCACCATAGCTCCCTCGTACATCAGGGTGCGAAGTTTTTCGTAGATGTGCTCCACCTCGCCAGAGGTATACGCGATCCAGTGCGGAAGCCGGACGAGGTACTCGGAGGTTTTCTGCGCGCACCGTACTACTGACTCGATCAGTCGCAGGCGCTCGTTGTACGCCTCTTTGTACTGCGGGAGATCATACAAGATGAACTGCTTAGGGGCGTCGCGAAGCCGCTCCGGGAAGTTCCTAGAGCTGCGTACGAAACTTCTGGAGTCGTCAAAGCTGCCGTTACACAGGAATCCGCAGTCGAACTCTGTGAGCTGGTACTCGTACGCTGCACGCACAAACAGGTCGTCAGCAAAGCTGAGATTGAACAGCGGCTTGTCCGCATAAGACCTGTACTGCACAGTTCCATTGATCCAGTCAACAGACACTCGGACGCGGATTTCGTCCACCTTCGGCTGAACAACTACCGGGTACTGCAGGGGCACGCGAAACTTGTGCCTGTCAGACCAGTGTTTCCCTTTCATAAGAAAGGCCATTTTAACTTCTCCACGTGTTGTCGTTCGGATTGAACACAGCCTCGAACTGCACAAGACCGTTCGCCCCTGAACGCGCCAGCTTGTTCTTGGGCGTACTGATACCGCGCAAGAACTGAGCTGTCGGGTTCACAAGCGCCCCCATCATGATGCACAGATCAAGCGTCGTCTGAATACCCGTCTTCGAGTTCTGCATTGCCGATAGCGGCGGATACAGAGTGTCGAAGCCCTCGGCACTAACCTGCACGGTGCCCATGTGCGCGTACTGCTGGATCACGGCGTCCTCTCGAAGCCCGTTCCACACTTCTTCCAATTGGCCGATGTCGTTCATTCCGCCGCCCTTGTTAGAGG